GAAGATGCAAGTAAATTAACATCTTTCTTATCTTTTACTGACACTAAAAACATAACTCAAGATAGAATAAAAAGTTATTCAGGAGTTAATACTGTGTTAAATACTAAATCAGGATTTTTAAAGAAAGATAATTTCTTAGGAATAGTTCCTTTTTCTGTAGTAGGATTAGAAAATATTTATATACCAACTAAAGGTGAAGCAATACAATTTACTGGTGATACAAAAACTGTAGGTGCTGCATATTTTAATGCTTTAAAAACTATTACTGAAAGAAATGACCCTGAATTTAAAAACTCTTCTCAAGGAGAAGCTATGAACGCACTTCAAGAAAAATTATTAAATCTAAGACCAGACCAACAAAGTAATCTATTAAATGAAGTAAAAGCAGAAATGGAAAAAACTTTAAAAATAGGTGAACAAAAAACAGCTACTGATAGTAAAGGAGATTTACCTGAAGGTGTATACTATGAAATAAATGGTGAAGCATTTGAAATAAATGATAATAATACAAAATTAATAATTGAACGAGGTGGAAATCCAGATGATTTTAAAAAAATAGGTAAACTTAAAGAAGAAGGTGGAGATGGTTCTGTCGCTGAATCAGTAGTTGGTGTTAATCAAAATGTATTTAGAGATGATAAAATTAAACCTGAAGGTGAATTAGGTGATACTAAATTTGCTACATTAGAATCAGTTTTAAAAATTTTACCTGAAGCAATGTCAGGTGCAGAGATAAAAGAAAAATATGCTATTGACTTTCCAATAAATGAAAAAACAATATTTAGACCTTTAAAATAATGAACAATGGCAGAACAAATACAAATAGATACATCAAGATTTACAGGTAAAATAGAACCTGTTACATCAATAGATACATCAGGATTTACTGGTAAAATAAATACTGATAAACCTCAAATAAATAAATCTACTACAATAGACAATCAAATAGATACATCAGGATTTACTGGTAAAATAAAACAATTAGAAATTGAAACACAACCTCCTACAAAATTAAAAACAGATGATTATACTACCTTAGAAAAAATAAGGTATGGTATTGATAAACAAAATAATTTTTTTGGTAATACTCTTCGTGTTATTAAATCTGGAGTTCAAGCAGCATTAGACCCTGACTTAGAATTTAAAGATTATGCTGTAAGAAATTACAATGAAGAACAAAGAAAACTACAAGAAAAATATGGTAATCTAGCATCTGGTGCTTATGATGATGATAATATTGTTAAAGCTGCATCATTTGCTACATTTATGGTTGACCCTTTTTATTTGTTTGCTTATTTATCACCATGGGGTAGAGCAGCTACAGCAACATATAAAGGACTAGCAGCAGTATCTGGTGGTACAGTTGGACTAGATGTTTTAATGAATCAACTTGCTACTACAGGTGAAGTTAATCCTAAAGAAGTAGCAGGAACAGCAGCAGCAGCTTCAGTACTTGGTCCATTATCTGTAAAAGCATTTAGAGCATTATCATCTACATTTCCTGGTGCAAAGAAAGAACAACTTGCTCAAGTTATAAAAGTTATAGAAGGGCAAAAAGCAAAACAAATAGGTGTAAGTCAACCAGAATTTAGAAAATTACAAAAGATTGCAGGTGATAATAAATTATTAACTTTAAATAAACAAATTAGTGTTAAAACTTCTGAGTTATTAAAACCATTAAGAAAACAAGATGAAGCTTTAAATGCATTAGAGACTAGAATTGAAAATAAAATTAATAAATTATTAATAGAAAAGAAAGCTATAAAAGGTGTAGGTTCTAAAAAGAAAAAATCTGCAATAGATAAAAAAATTGAAGCTCAAAATGTTAGATTAGAAACAAGAACTAAAGAATTTAATAAAGCTAAAAATGAATTTTGGAAAAAAACATCAGCAAAAGAAAGAGAATTAATAGATTTACAATCTAAAAGAGAATATACATTCTTAAAATTATTAAAAGAAAATCAAAGTTTAACAAGAAATACTGCAGAATTTGTTATAGGTATGTCATTAAGACCTGCTTTTGGTGCAGGTATTGGTTATTCTTTTGGTAGATTATGGGGTAAAGAAGACCAAGAATTATCAAATTGGATGTGGAGAGGAGCTGCACTTGGAGCTACATCAAAATTAATTCAAAGAAGTGGTAAAGTATTTGCTACAGGTGAAAGAAAGATGTTGGAGAAAGTTATATTCAACGAAGCTACAAAATTATCTTTTCAAAAAGTAAGAGAGTTATTATCAACAACATCTGCTACAAAACTTAAAGCATTTGGTGGAGAGACAGAAAAAATAGGATTAAAACTTTTTCAAAATTTAGATGGTCCTGTTAGTCAAAACTCTGCATCAGGTTATGCTGATAAACTTAGAAGAGACTTTGCAGAAAAAGCTTTTGAAATATCTAGTAAATTAAATACTGTAGAACAAGCTGCTGCTATTAGAATTGTTAGAGGTTCAAAAGAAAAAAGTTCTCAAAGAGTTTCTACTGCAGCAAAAGAAATAAAAAAATGGTTAGATGATTTTAGAAATGAATATACTAAAGTTGGTTTAGGATTAAGAAAAACTGTTGATGGTAAAGAAGTTAGAGTAGAAAATATAAAAGATTATTTTCCTAGAGTTTGGAATTGGCAAGAAGTATCTAAAAATCCTGCAAAATTTAGAGATGTTGTTGCAAAAATTTTAATGTCAGTTGATAAAGAAAAATATAAAACATTAGAATCAGCACAAAAAGCAGCATCAGGATTTTATAAAGGAATACAAAAAGGTAATCAAGAAGGATTTTACGATTCAGGCACAGTTAGTAGATTAATTGCAGATGCAATGGCTGGTATTAAAAGTAAATCTAATATTAATATTATAAAAAATTTACCTTTAGATGAACATATTACAAAAGATAGAATTTTAAAAGGACCTTATGCTAAAGTAGAAAAAATATTAGAAGAAAATAATTTTTTAATTAATGATATTAGTTCTACTTTAAATAATTTAATTACAAGGTCTGCTGATTCTATAGGATTTGCAGCACAATTTGGTAATAAAGGACAATTATTACAACCTTATATAAGAGGAATTGTAGAAAAATATAAAAATTCAAGAGGACTAACAAGAAAATTAACAGAAGCTGAACAACAAGATTTAGCTGCAAAAGAAATTAAATTAGTGTTTGACCATATTAATGCTTACTTTGGTAGATATGGACAAATTAGAGAAGGTATTGCTAAATCAGGTGCAGGAATATTATCTACTTTAGCTAATTTAAATATGTTAGAAAGAGTATCTATTGCATCTTTAGGTGATTTAGTTCAACCTTTTACTAACTCAAATAACTTTAGAGCATGGTTAGGTGGTTTTACAAGAACAACTATTAGACAAGATAAACAAAAAGGATTATCAAATAATTTAGGTTATAAACAAGGTAAAGTTTTAGAAAACCAATTATTAAAAACATTAACACCATTAGATAAAAATCCTACATTAGCTGCAAATGTTATGGATAATCCTGGAACTCTTAGAAAAGTAAATGAAAAAGCTTTTAAAATTTTAGGACTACAATGGCTAACTGGATTTGCTAGAAGATTTGCATATAATACTGGAATGGTAGATGCTTTAACTTCAGCACAAAAATTAGCTAGATATGTAAATGCAGGAAATAGTATTAGTAGTAGAAAAGGATTAAGATTAACTGAAGATTTAGCAAGATATGGTATTAGTGTAGAAGATGGTTTAAGATTAGGTAAATTTAAAACTATTGAACAAGCAGCTACACAAAAAGCAATGCGAACTTTATTAAATAAATCTGGAATAACTGCTGCTAACAGAGATGCATTAATACCTCAAGTATCAAATAGATTAATTTTTACTCAAAGTAGAGACCCATTAACTAGATTGTTTGGACAATTTTTATCTTGGACTTTAGCTAAATCTGCTCAAACGAATAGAATGTTAACAAGAATTGAAAATGGTGATGCTAGAACTTTAGTAAAATTATTAGCAGCATTACCTGTTTATGGTGGTATACAACAATTAAGAGAAATTGCAAAGTATGGAGAAATAGTAACTGATACTGATAATGACCTTGATAAATGGTATGCAGAATCATTAAGATTATCTGGATTAGCTGGAACATTACCAGAGTTATTTATTGGTAGACTTACTGGACCAGGTTCAAGAGAACCATGGTATTTATTTGCTCCAGGTTTTAATATACTAACAGACATGGGAATAGTTCTAAAAGATGCAGCTAATAGTGATTGGGATAAAGCACAAAGAAGATTATTTCAAAGAATAGCTCCAGGTCCTATTTTTCAAAATTGGATTAGAAAATTATTTACTGATGATTCTTATCAACCAATAAATGATTTAACAAATATTAAACAAAATTTTAATAAAGGAGATATTGTTGTTGCTCCTTCTAAATCAATGCAAGTTGATACTACAACAGGTGAAGGTGCTAATATTAAAAAAGAAACATCAAGTGAGGAAGATATGAATAAAAAAGATGTAGCTACAGTAGCAAGTGCAGCAATAATAGCTGGTGCTATAGGTGCTAATGAAATGGATAAAGCTGTAGAAAATAAAATAATACCTCCTAAAAAACCTGATGTTGTTGTAGAAAAAGATTATAGTAATGTATCAGCATTAGAACCAAATAAAAAATCTTGGTTATTAAATACTGCAGAAAAAGTATATAAAGTAAATAAAGATAATATAATACCTAATGATATTATACTTGCTATTAATAGTGAAGAGACTGGTTGGGGTACTTCAAGATTTGTAAAAGATGGAAGTAATAACTTATTTAACATACAAGTGTTTGATAAGAATGAACCTCATATCAAAGCTAGAGGTAGTGATGCTATGATAAAAAAATATCCTACTGAAGAAGATTCTATAAAAGACTTTTTAAATATGGTTGCTAACTCAGAGAAATATCAAGGTGTAAGAGATACAATAGCTGCATTTAATAATGGTGAAGCTAGTAAAGCTGATATAATAAAAGCCATAGCTAATACTGGCTATGCAGAGAATAAGAACTGGTCATCAAATGTCACAGGTATATTAGAAAGAAGAATTGATGGTAAAAATAAGGAAGAATTAAAGGGTTTATACAATAAGCTGTTTGTTGACAAGGAATAGAAAAATTACTATAATATAGTAAAGTAATGCCCATTAGGGGTTACTAAATTTAAATCGCTTAACGAAAGGATATAACATGACACAATACGATTTAATAAATTTTGACCCATTTAGAAACTTCTCTATCGGTTTTGATAGAATGTTTGATTCACTAAATGAAGTCTCAAGAATAAACACTTCTAACTTTCCTCCATACAACATAAGAAAAGTTGGTAAAGGTAAGTATCAGATAGAAATGGCATTAGCTGGTTTCACTAAATCTGATATTGACTGTGAGTTACAAGAAGGTGTACTAACTATCAAAGCTAAGAAAGAAGATAAAGACAATGATAGTTTAATACATCAAGGTATCGCATCAAGAAGTGTTGTTAGAAAATTTACTTTGTCTGAATACATCAAAGTAGATTCGGCTGATTTCAAAGATGGTATTTTAAATATAAAATTATTTGAAGAAATACCTGAAGAGAAAAAAGCTAAAACAATAAAAATAAAATAACCTCCAAGACCTAGGGGGTGTAATGCTCCCTAGGTTTAACATATGACACCAAGAACTAAAACAGATACAATCGTTATACATTGCTCAGCAACACCTAAAGATATGGATATAGGTGTAGAAAAAATAAAACATTGGCATGTTGTTGACAATGGTTGGGATGATATTGGTTATCATTATGTTATCAAAAGAGATGGTAAGTTAGAAGCTGGTAGAGAAGAACATAGAACTGGTTCTCATGCTAGACAAGTTAATGGAACATCAATAGGAATTTGTATGGTAGGTGGTTCAGATAGTAATGGTGGATGGGAAAACAATTTTCTTCCAGAACAATTTGATACATTAAAACAAATATTAGAAACACTAAAAGATAAATATAATATAGAAAGAATTATAGGACACTATGAAGTAGATGATGTCAAGAAGTGTCCATCATTCAATGTAAAGGAGTGGTTAGAAAAAAATGGCATGGTTTAGTTTAGCAAAAGTTGCATTACAAGCTGGAACTCACATCTTTAAAAAAAGACAAGAGACTAAGATGATGATGGCTGATGCACAACATCACCACGCAGCTAAGATGGCTAGAGGTGAAACAGAATATCAGGGTAAATTATTAGAAGCAAGACAGTCGGACTGGAAAGACGAATTTATTTTATTAATTCTCTCAGCTCCTGTGGTTGTGTTAGCTTGGGCAGTCGTATCAGAAGACCCTGCTGCTATGGACAAGGTAAAATTATTTTTTGAATACTTTTCACAGCTTCCCCAATGGTTCACTAATTTGTGGATTCTTGTCGTGGCGAGTGTGTATGGTATAAAAGGAACACAAATCTGGAGAAATGGTAAGAAGTAATATATGAGGTGTCATTATGAATTATTATTTTACAGGGATATTAATAATACTATTTGTATTGATGGCACTATTCTTAGAACCAGGTTATGTTAGATAAATTTTTTTATAATTGTTTTTCAAAATTAGATATAGTATGTTCTTGGATAGATAAACTATTTGCACCAAGATGTAAATGTAAAAGGAAAAAGAAATGAAGATTAGTGAAAATACATCAGTAAGTATGCCAATGAAAAATCTTATTAGCATAGTTATTGCTGTTGCTGTAGGTGTGTGGGCATATTTTGGTGTGGTAGAAACACTTAATAAACATAGCACTAAATTAGAACTAATGGAAAAAGATTTAGAAGCTAACTCAGAATTTAGAATTAAATATCCAAGAGGTGAATTAGGTCAATCAAGTGGGGAAGCAGAACTTTTCATGTTGGTAGAGCATCTTAGTTCTATCGTTGAGGATATAGAAAAAGAAATTAAAGGCATGAGACACAATGCAGTTAACATTGATTTTTTAAAAGACCAAGTTAAAAAATTAAATGAAGATGTAGAAAAATTAATTAGAAATGGTAATGGAGGACACTAATGATAGAGATGGTATTTGCTCTTTTACTTTTACAAGACCATAAGATTATTGAACATAGATATCATGATTCATTATCAAGTTGTTTAAAAGCTAAAAGATATGCAATGAAAGACAAGAGTAGTAAAGATAGAGTAGTATATAAATGTATTCAATCTAAGGCAAATGTAGAGGTCTATATGGGAGAAAAGAAAATTACTTCTTTAATATTAGACCAATGAAATATATTTTAACTATGATAATGTGTTCTGTAATTGAAGGTCAAACAACTTGTATTCCTCCTTTTTCATTTGAAACAAGATACAATGATGCTTATGATTGTATGATAGCAGGTTATAAAAAATCTTCAGAAAAAATTATAGAGTTAGGTAGAGAAGATGTAAATGAATATAACATTTATATTAAATTTGGCTGTTCTCCTGTACCAGCTAAAGCAACTGCAATCTAACTATAAAATACATCTCTAGCAATTTTTTCTAATTCCTCTGACAAATCGGTAATGTTTTACACTCTCGTAACATTGCTGTAATAACACCAGCATTATTTTTATGAAAATGTAAATCAACTTTATCCATTGGATAGTTTTTTATTTCTGTAATGAATTGTCCTTGATTATTAATAATAAGTTTGAACCCCATGAGTTCAGCTTCTTTTCTTTTAACTCTTTTCTTAGATTTTAGTTTTCGATTCTGCTTCATTCTTTTTCTTTAATAAATCTAGAAGGAAGTCATCATCAGATTTTGCTCCCTTTTTTTTTGTCATTGGTTTATCACCTTCTTTATAAACTTCAACAGTTTGTATTCTAGCAGGGTTGGTCATAAATACTGGAAGCTTTGTATTATCATGACTCTTTACCATAAAGAATCCATCTTCAGCTATACCAAATGTTTGTACATTTTTAATATCTATATCATCAGAACCTACTAAACATAAACGCATATGATATACTGGACCAATAGGTTGTTTTGGTTTACCATCTAAACCTAATACATTATTCATTATATATCCTGGTTGTGATTATTTTTTAATGTTTGTTGTTTTTCATTTTCAAAACTAATATCAGTACCATGGTCTTTTATATTTTCATAAGTTCTTTTTTCATAACTTTTACTTGTAAATGATTCACCAATAGGTTCTTCTTTTTTTACAGGTTCAGGTTTATATCCTATCTCTCCAGTTTGATAATCATCATCAACTAAACTATCAACACTCTCTGTATAAAATTCATTTAACTTATCATTGTTTCTTTTTATTTTTAATTTTAAATGGTCTTTTAATTCATCAACTTTAACAAATAATATTTTATCTATTTGTTGATGTATACCATACATATTTAAATCATTTAATGCAGCAATAAGTCTGCGAAAACCTTTTGCTCTTTTCTCTAACTGTTGTATTTGTGCTTCAGATAAACTCATGAGTAATCCCTCTCTAGTATCATTTCAAGATAGTGAATAGCTTTTTCAATATCTTTTTGTTTGCCTTTTGATTTATGTCTACAGATATATTTTATAGCATTACCTTCTGCAAACAATAAATTATTTTCATTAATAAATTCAGCAGGTTGAATCTTCATCTTTGAGTAATGATTCCCATCTACCTGTTTATTTAATGAATCGTATGTAGTACCTTTAAACATATCTTTATGTGTCATTATAGTGGTCCTTTCTCATACATTTCTTTTCTTCTTAAATCTTTTTCACTTGGTTGCAACATAGCATTTAAATCATCTATTGTCAACTCTGGGTTGCGTTTTAACTTCTTGACTACCCATTTATAAGACCAAGGTTGTAATTTAAATGTCTCTCCACTAAAATAATGAGTTTGATTAGGAAGTAATGTTAATATGTTTTTTATATTAACTTTCTTTTGTTCCTCTTCATTTAACAAAGTCTTTAACCATTCAACAAGAATAGCTTTAGCTTTGTTTCTTATTTTACTCATCTCTTTTGTATTCATTTCTTTCTCTCCAATAATCTAAAAACTTTTCATCTTCAAAGTATTTTGCAATCATTTCAGGTGGCACTTGGTCTGATACAATACAATCATAAACAATTTCGTAATCTTTTTCTTTTACTTTCATTTTTTTAACTTTATTAATTTAAAATTATTTTCTCTATCAAAATATCTATATGACATTCTAACTGGTTGAAACTTATAAACATAATCAAACACAACTGTTTCATCTAATTCTTTACAACTATAAACATCAAGCTGTACTAATGCAGGATTGTTTTCATCCCATGAGTGTAAAGTTATATGGGATGTTTCTATTATAGTTACACAAGTTAATCCTCTATTACCTTTTACATCACAATACTTTGCATAAGGACCAGCTAGTATTTTCATATCAATATCTTTTATTAAACTTTTAGTCCACTTCCTCATCATCTTTAAATCTTTAGGAGGGTCTAATACTTCTGCTCTAACTAGCAAGTGTTTGTGTTTTAATTCCATCTGTAAATTCTTTTGTTACATCTTCCACATTAGGTTCTTTAACTACATCTGCCATAAATACATTCTTATTAGAATATTTAAATACTCTTAAACCTTTACCTTTATTTACATCTGCATAACATTCAAACTTATGTATACAAAATTGACAACCAACTGGTAAAATTTTATTACCATTCTTCTCTGTCTTTAATTCATAACATCTTTCAGGTGGTGTATCACTAGCAAGTTTAGTATTTAAATCTTTTATTAAACTTCTTGTATCAGGTTTAGCTAAGTCTTCTGGTTTATAAAAACATATATCACCACTTGATTTATCAGCAACAAGAAAACCTCCATCTTTAGTTCCTTCAGCTTCTTCATATCCTGATAACTGGGCATGATACCCAAATGGGTCATCATTTAATAGTTCACCATTCTTAAATTTTTTAAAACTAAATGATGATGCAGATTTTACATCACATACTTCACCATCTACTTTAGCATCCATATGTCCATTGACACCATCTACTTTAACTTTCTTTTGTCTATCTTCTACTTTGTGTCCAGATAATTCTGCTAAATATAAAATTAAATGTTCAATAATATGTCCATATAAAAATTTTAAATTATTACTAGCATCATATTCTTTTGTTTCTTTAGGTGAAAATTTATCATACCATAATTGTCTAGCAGGTTTACCTAAAATACTCATTCTTAAAGTACCATCATACTTTTCTTTTTTAGGTGGTGTGTTCCATGCTATCATAGCTTCCTTAACATTGTTAAGAAAGTCATTCATATTCTCTTCTGTTATGGGTGCAGGTTTACCATTTGATATATCAGCTATAAGCTTTTTAATATCATCAGCTACTGTACTAATGTGTTTCTGACCAGTTGTTTCCAATTTTGTATTCTCCATCTAATTCACATCTAAGATTTAATTTCTTACCAGCATCTATAATTGATTGTACTGCCAATCTACCAAACTCATCTGCCCTTTCTTGTTCAACTTCATATTGAAACTCATCATGTACATTAACTACAGGATAAGCTTTGATTCGTTTATTTATAACATATTCATCTAGCTTTGTCAACGCAACCTTCATGACTGTTGCTCCTGCTCCTTGAAGCAAACTATTTAGGGCTGCGTGGGGGTGTCTGATGATGATTTTTCTTCCATCAAGTCCTTTGAGCCATCTTCTGTTAGACTTAGATACTCCATCCACTTTTTCTCGTAAGCTTCTAAGACTTGGTGTTGCTCGTAAAAACTTTTCTTTAATTCTTTCGCCATCTCTTTCCGAACCTCCAATGATACTTCCGATTTTTTTGTTTCCTGCTCCATAGATGAAAGCATAGATAAAAGTCTTCGCTGCATCTCTTGTTTCCAAACCAGCAGCAATTTGATTTGCTGTGTGTATGTCTCCATTAATAACTTCATTTGTATATTCCTTATCGTTCATGTAGTGGGCTAACATTCTTAATTCTAATCCTTTAGCATCAACCCCTACTAATTTAAATCCTTTCTCTACTATCCATAATCCTCTACATTCTTTTCCATAAGGTGAGTACACAGCAGGTATCTGTGCCATGTTGGGTGCTTGATGTGACATTCTACCAGTAATAGTACCATTGGTAATTACTTTGCCATGTACTCTCCCATCTTCCTTAATTGCTTCTACCCAGGAGGAAACTTGGGCAATCCTTTTTTGAAGCATTAAGTATTCGTTTATTAACTTAGCTTCAGGTATATCTGTTATCTCTGATAAAACTTTTTCATCTACAATTACATGTCCTTTATCAGTTTTCTTTTTAGGTTTCCAACCAAGCTTCATTAGTCTTTCACCTATCTGTTGTCTAGAACCAAGATTAAATTCTTTATATTTAACTTTAGTAAAAGGCACTCCCTTTACATACCCTCTTGCTTTGTTATTAGATTTAGGAATAAACACTTCTTCTATTCTTAGAGGAGGAAATGTAGCCCTAACCTTATTTTGTAAATCATTCATATGTTCTTGAAACTTAGCTTGTAATTCATATGCTCCAACAACATCAATCTTAAATCCTCTTTCATGTTGTCTTTGAATTATCTTAGCAACTTCATGTTCAAGTTCAACTGAATAACCAAAATCTTTTACTCTTTTAATTAAGAAATTATATAGTCTTTGTGTTAAGTCTACATCATTTCTACAATACTTTAGCATCTCTTCACTAAAGAAATCAAATTGTTCAAACTCAATTTTACTATGACCAAGCTTTGTTCCCCAATTTTTTAGTGAGTGTCCACCATCTATAACTGGATTTAATAATCTAGATAATACAAGTGTATCTGTTATCTTACAGTTCTTAAATAAATCATAACCAAAAAATTTATTTAAGACT